AGGATGGTTCATTAATCTGCCTCTTCCACATTAACAAATTGATGAATGATATCAATGTCTTCTGCTGACATAGGATCTTGATGTGCATCCTTCCACGCATCAAGGATGTAACCATTGCTCCATGCGATGTAGTCAACAAAGGAACGCAGGGTATCTGTATCCTCTGGCTGCAGAGCAACCTTGTCTCCTGCACCAAACACAATAGAAGAATACGTGTTACCTTCCGTAGGCAGGGGATGGATTTCAGCACCAAGGTTAAACTTGTACATGATTGACAGCAGGTTCTTACGCTTCAATAATGCCAGTGCTTCATTAACAGCCTTGATGCTATCTTGACCCTTAATGGAAATCATGAATGGGATCTCTTCATCACACCCTTCAACTGGATTGCCTTCCTTATCCATAGCTTCTGTCATGGTAATCATACCAAAGAGAATGTAGGTACGCTTAACACTACGCATAACATCCTGTGTTTCTTTAGGTAACGCCTTGAAATCTTTAACATAACCTGATGGACGACCAATGTTGAACCCACCAAGGTTGTCTTTAAGATCGCCCTTCAAGTCGTTAGCCATTACAGAGCGATACATCTTCTCTACATCTGAATCCCAACGCTGCCACTGCTGACGCATAGCAAAGATACGCATCTTTGGTGATACACTATACACAGCATCATCACCGCTAAGCAACTTGTATGCACCTGCAGGGATAACCTCAGTCTTAATGGTCTTATCATTAACTACAATCTTAGCCATGATACCAACATGGATTTGCGACAAGCGTGACAGGTTTGATGTAGCCTGCCCTTCACCTGATCCCCTACCCATACCCATAGCTTCGGCCAGTGACATACCAAGATCATCACCAATCATTGCAAGTTTTGTACTCATTGTGTGCTTCCTTTCAGCAAAAGAGTCCTAGTTATACTGTTAAACGTCCTTAACGTCAAGCCAATTCTTGCCTATCTTTGCTTCTAATAGCAGTGGAACATTCATGGTAATACCATATGCTTCCTCAATTAGAGCGACAAGATTATTGTTCATGTTTTCAATCACTTGAATAACAACATCACGTTCATCAGGGTGTACGTCAATCACCGCTGAGTCATGTACTGTGTTAACCAAGCAAGACTGGTACGGCATCAAGGCTTTCTCTAGTGCTACAATAACGACAGGCACAACGTCACCAGTAGCGAAGCCTTGCACAGGATAATTCTTAATCATGGTGAAGTGTGTGACACCACCATTAGCCCTACGTGCTACATCAGGGAAAGCATATTGCCTGCCTGACACGTTGGTAATCTTTAGGAAGCGTACTGCATCATCTGCCAGCCTCTTGTGCCAATCAGATATACCCTCATACTTCTCAATGAAGTGTGTGTAGTATGCTGCCTCTGCCTTGCTGCGACCATATCCAGTTGCACCAAAGAGTGGAGCAAAGGTATGCTCCTTGGCTTCTTGGCGTGTCGTAGGCTGTCCTGCATCTGTGATAACCTTAGCTGTGTAGCTGTGAACATCAAAGCCTGTGTTAATCTCTTCCATAGCTATAGGATCTTGGCTAAGGAATGCTGCAGCACGAAACTCTAGCTGTGCAAAGTCTGCCTCTAAGATGTAGCCACCTTCCCAGCGTGATACAAACACACGCTTAACAGGGAATGTACCACCACGTGGCATGTTCTGCATGTTAGGGTTACGCCCAGAGAAGCGCCCTGTGGACGTGATGTGCTGCGTCAGTGACACATGAAGCATATCGTTAGGCTTGGTGTAGATATCAATGCCATCCACAAAGCTAGACAGGTAGCTAGACACTGCAGACAGACGCTTAAGATCACCAAGGAATGCAGCAGCCTTGTCCATCTTGTTTGTCTTAGCAGTAGCAATCAGAACATCAAGGTTATCCTTTCCTGTTGAGAAGCCATTGGCACTGACCCATGTCTTACTAGGTGCATTGAATGCCAGACCAGCTACAGCATTGGTTTCTGTCAGGATGTAGCCACGTGCATCACACTCTTTGCACTTGTTAGCTTTCTTGTATAACGTACCATCCTTCTTCTTCTTGTAGCTACTACCTTCACCATTACACGAAGGACATGATGAAGCCTTTGTTTTCTTGATGATGGTGCTGTTAGCTTTGACTGCAGCGTTAAACTCTGCCTGTGTTTTGGTGTAGTCAAACAGACTAGCCCACTCAGACTTGTTATCCATCTTACGACTGAACACAACTTGTGACATCTGCTCTGGGCTATTGAGATTGATAGGTGTGTCACCCATTAACTGTCTAACCTGTGTTGTCAGACGCCCTTCAATGTCTGCCTTCTCTTCTTCAAACTCTTTACGCACAGCATTCAGGGCTTCTCTATCCACCCTGATTCCCGACATGTACATTCGAGTGAGGGTCTTACAGGTTTCAAAGGTAATGTCTCTGACTTTATGAAGGGACTGGGATTCGGGGGTTGCATACTCTGCTTCGACTGAGAGGAACAACTCACGAGTGACGTTGAGGTCACACCCAAGGTAAAAGCTAAGATCATTGAGAGGTATTTCATTGGTGTTGTATCCTTTCTTGAAGTATTCCTTAAGGGTATCATCCTTCTGGTGTGTCAAGCCACGGCGCTGGGCGCAAGCATCAAGGCTTAACGGTAGCTTCTGCCCACGTAGCAGCAGATACTCACCTAGCATGGTGTCATAGATAGCACCATCATACTTGTACCCTGTCTCCCATAGCCACATCAAATCATGCTGTGCATTGTGCATGATAAGAAGCTCTGTATGGTCTAGGATGATCTGTATCTTCTTGGCTTGGATGCCACCAACATCTTGCTTCTCTTTGTGATCTAATGTGAAGATATATGTTTCATCAGGCTTGTCTACATTCTGTGTACCAACCTGTGTCAAGGTAAGGCCCGGCTCAAATGGGTCAAGCAGCACCTTACCTTCACGCTTAGCAGTCGTGTTCTCTACGTCTAATACAGTACGCATACTGTTGTTCCTCTCACTACGCAGAGTATTGGCTGCGCTCTCCATTCAACTGACAGTGGACGACCCCATGCCATCCATCCTTTAGCTTATTCTTAGCAATGTTCAAATGCCGTTCATTGTCCTGTTCATCCTGTCCTTCAACAAGTTTGTTCTTACTAATGAGGATCATTAGGTCAGCCTCTGCAGCCTTGCCTGTCTTAGATCCCTCAAGCATAGACTGGTCAACATACACCTTACCTTCTGCCTCAGCACTTAGCTGTGACATCCAGATAACAGCACACTTGTATTGCTTAGCAATGTTACGTGCATGGATAGCAGCTTCCTTAAGATACACATCTGACTTGTCACTTGTCTTAGATGCAAACTTATCCCCCATGTCAAGCACAACAATGTCAGGCTGGTATGCTTTAACAACAGCCTCAACCCATGCCATGTTCTTGCTTGTGCTATCCTTCACATAGATATTATCACGCACAGGCTGGTAACGTAATGCTGCCGCTGCCATGTTAACCTTGACTTCATCAACACTCATGCTTGTTGCAGCACTAAGGTAACGTGCGCCTACACGCTCTGTGCCTTCTTCATTACACAAGATCACACACTTGGCACCCTGATGTGCAAAGCCATTAGGCCCAGCAATAAGGCTGGCATGGAAGGATGTCTTACCAGTGTTAGGTCTTGCACCTACGACAACAAGATGCCCACCTGAGATACCTTCTACCCTACGTGCCAAGGATGGGATGTTAAACTTCCAGCGAGACTGAATGTTGTTAGCCTCAAGTAGTTTCTCAATGGACATATCATCCCATTCAATATTCATGTTAGGTGTGAAGTCATCTTGATGTCCACTAAGCATAACCCGCAAAGGCTCTAGTGAAGTCTCTGTTCCATTAACATAATCAAATGCAAGGTTAGCAAGCTTAGTACCAAAGCCTTGCCGGAATAGCTGAGAGAATACATCCCTAGCAACATCCTGATTCAAAGGTGTCTCACGGCTAAGCTTACTAAACAAATCCTTGAATGCTGTCTTGTTTGCAGTGGTCATGCTGCTGTTGTTCACAAGGAACAAAGCCTCTAGTTCTGCAGGTGTAAGGCTCTTGTCATATGTTTGCATAGCGTAATCAAGCGTTTGCTTAATCTTGCGTACATCCTTTGTGAAGATTTCATCTGGGCAACGAATGCCTTTGTGATCTTCGTAGAACTCCTTGTCTAACAAGGTACGAAGCAATGCTAGTTCCATCATAGTCTATCCCCTCAGTCAATACGTTCAGCTATAAGCTTTCTCTGCAGCCTTATATAGGTCTTGCAGTCGCTTCTGTGTGTACGCCAACTCACACTCATATGTGCGGCGCTCCTTGTCAGTCAAGTCTTCACGCAATAGTTTCAAGCTAAGCTTGTTAACTTCATGCTTAACATTCTCAATCTCACCAGACATACTCATTTGGACTCTCCTTTTGTTCCTTCAAGTTTGATATAGTAGGCACCCTCAGTTGATTGCATTGCAGCGAGGATGTCAAGTAGCTGTTGGTATGAAAGATATAGTAACTCAAAGTCACCTGTGCCTTCATTCCACTGCCTGATGTACACAGTCATATCATCAGCTAACACCATTTCAACATCTTCAAATGAATCTGTTTCATCTAACGTGTTGATAAGTATGGCATCATGTTCATACTCTACGGTAAACATTATGTTGGTGGTCCTTCATGCCAGTTGTCCCATGCGTGGTAAGGCACCACACGGCCTGTCTTCCATGTACTAGCAGCCAGCTTAGCCTCTTCTTCTGTGTCAAAAACAACTGGCTTGCTCTTGTAGCTGAATGGATTATCTGCTGACACATACATCAGTTCATCATCCACCTCAATCATCACTGCATACTTATTCATAGTCTTTCACTCCATATTTCTCAATGTCTTTCAACATCAGCAGCAAGGACTTCTTTACATCTTCGACACTG